GTGGAATTCAAAGGTAAGATTGACTGCCTCAATGTCGAAAAAGGGTATTTCGTGGATATTAAGACCACGAAATCTGACATTGATAGCATGGTCTGGATTCAGGATGAAGCAAGCGGACGAAATATTCAAGTCCGCTGGTTCGAGGCTTGGGGATATGTCCTTCAAATGGCTGCTTACAAGAAGATGCTGGAAAATCAGTACGGCAAAGAGTTTACCCCTATTATTTACGCAGTGACGAAAGAGTCGACGCCTGATACCCGGGCGATTTTTTTCCAATCGCAGGAAAAACTCGACTATGAGCTGACTGAGCTGTCTATGCTGATTCAGCATCTTGATAAGGTCAAGCGAGGCGAAGAGAAGGCGAAGCCGTGCGGTCATTGCGAATACTGCAAAACGAAAGCGCTGAGTCAACGTGTGGAGGTGGTCTGATGACTGATCCCCAAATTATGAGAGTCGATAGAGAAACATACAAGCTAGGCAAGCGGTCATCCCACTTTTGGTCTAGCAATAAAGAGTTGAAATTCTATGAGATTAGGTGTAACTGGGGTGTCAATAGACAGACACAGGCTTTCTATCATGTTTTGGCATATAGTCGCACCCAAGCCGAAGAAATGGCTGTGAAAGAATATGCAAGAACCCATCATATTACCGAAAAATGGGTAGTAATCTTTTAGAAAAAGCGAGGAAAGAATGAAAATCTATATTGAACAAGATGACGTAAAATTGAGTTTTGAACGAGCGCAGGAACTTGATTATCAAACCTTATTCAAAGCCTATCAGATGATCACAGGGTCTGACGAAATTCTTGAGGATTTAAGTCAGAAAGAGCCCGAGAATGCAGGGGCCGTTTTAAAAATTGATGCTGAGAAGTTAGCTGAAATTGATCCTGTCAATATCAAAGCAGCGAAGGACAAGTTATCTGCAAAATTTAGCGGAAGCACAGCGATTTCGCAGAAACCAAGCGAGAAGGTAGATGTTGATTTGCAATGCCCGTTTTGTGGATGTGCGAAGCGGTGGAAAGTCCCATCTTACTTTACATTCATGAATTGTCCTGACTGCCAAGGCTCAATTTTCTTGTCTTGGGCGACGGGAGTCAAAGGCGAATTGGATGACAATGGATTTTATTTCAGAGGGGACAGCCCGATGAAGTTCAAAGAGCAGACAGATGAATTCGAGGATATGTTTGCTGTTGAAAAATCAAAATAACCCAAAACCAACTATTTCCAAAATGGAAACAATTCAAAAATAAACAAGCCGTGTATTCTTGTAAAACTGCGAACTAGAAAACGTCAGTAAAGGTTATGTGACCTTGGACGAGCGACTGCCCGTATTTAGCCAAACTCACAACAACAGAGGCAGTCG